CTCAATTGATTCTATTACTGGATTAGACACCTTATATCTCTCAAATGTTCAAGGTGAAAAGGGAGCAACGAAGACATTTAAGGTTGGTGCAGCGGTTAGTTACTACAATGATTCTGGAACTATTGTATCTCTCGCAAGCACAACAATCACTGACAGAACATCAGAAGGAAGTGGACTTAATTCTGGAAATTACCTGAGAGTAAATCATTTTGATCATGGAATGTATTCCTCAACAAACAAAGTGATTGTTTCTGGGGTTGAACCAAATGTACCAGCAACTACACTATCTTCGGATTTGGCAATAGACGAGACAGCAACTATTAGTGTTGCAAGCACTTCCAATTTTACAACTTTTGAGGGTCAGACAGTATCTGGTTCTTATCTTGGATATGTAAAAATAGGTGATGAAATTATCTCTTACAATGATGTTGGTAGTGGAACTCTTATAATAGCATCAAGATCTGTTGAGGGAATAGTACAACCACATGCCTCTGGGTCTTTAGTTTCTAAGTATGAATTAAATGGTGTATCTCTTAGAAGAATTAATGGAATTACACATGATGTGAGTTCATTGGGTAATGATATTGACCAATATCATATTGCTATTGATATGTCAACCAATGGATCTGATAGATCTAATGATGGTGACACCTCTGGAGCATCACAATTATCATTCAATTCTGAAGCGTCTCTTGGAGGAGAAAATTGTAAGGCAACAGAAAATATTCAATTTAATGAAATTGTTCCAAATTATGATATTCTTACACCAGGATCCACAACATCAGTAACTGCTTCGGTAAGAACAACAACTGGAAGAAGCGTAAATGGAAGTGAAACTCCTTTCGTTGACAATGGATTTGAGAATGTAGAAATCAATGAAGTTAACAGACTCAATTCGGTAAGACTTGTAGCTTCTAATATCAATGAAACAACAAAACTTACAACTTTACCAAGAAACAAATCATTCACAACTGGTATTACTCTAAATTCTTCAGATTCCAATCTTTCTCCAATAATTTATACCGATACCGCATTTACGGAATTTAGATTAAATAGATTAAATAATCCAATTTCTGATTATACGGCAGATAATAGAGTTAATTCACTATTATTTGATCCACATGCTGCAGTTTATGTATCAAATACCGTAAATCTTGCTCAACCAGCAACTTCACTAAAGGTAATACTTGCCGCATACAGACATGAATCTGCAGATTTTAGAGTTCTCTATAATTTAATCAGAGCAGATTCTAGCGAAGTTACTCAGGAGTTTGAATTGTTCCCAGGATATGATAACTTAACTATTGGTGCCGACGGAACAATTACTCCAGTCGATTCCTCTAAGAATAGTGGGAGACCTGATACATTTGTTCCAGCAAGTTTAGAAGATCAGTATCTTGAATATGAATTTACTGCAGATAATTTGGATCTCTTTACCGGATACACCATTAAAATTGTAATGTCCGGAACAGATCAATCTCATGCTCCAAGAATTAAAGATCTTAGAACAATAGCATTGAGATGATAAGAGTTGAGGGATATAAAAATCTTTATAGAGATGAAAAAAGTGGTGCCATAGTCAATTGTGACACCACTTCATACAATCAGTATGTAAATTCTTTGAGTTATAAAGAGTTACAAAAACAAGAATTGGATAAAATGAGAGAAGATATTGATGAAATAAAATCTCTACTTAAGGACTTACTAAATAAGAAATAATTTATTAGGCATTCTGCAAATATAAATATCTAAAGGAATACTTTTTAGTTCTAATAATGGCAGTTTATGTATCCAATATTGTAATTGAACAAGGATTCGATTTCGATACTTCCTTTCAATTGGAGGATACTAGATCAAATTCACCTTTAGACCTAACAGATGTGTCAACTGAAGGTCAATTGAGAAAACATTATGGAGCATCCACATCAGTATCTTTTGCAACTACAGTAACTAGTACCGATCAAGGAATCATATCTATATCATTAACTGCTGCTCAAACAGTTCAGTTAAAAGAAGGGAGATATGTTTTTGATGTGAAACTGACAAATGCTGGTAAAGAGTATAAAGCTGTGGAAGGAGCAGCACTAGTAAGAGCAGGGGTAACTAGGTAATGCCTAACATAAACGACAGAATTGGGTCGCAGAATGTAATTCGTGTATTATCTAATGCTTCTGCACCACCAACAAGAATAGTTAATTTAACAGACGTAGATGCTACTCTAAAAACTAGAGATGGAATGATTCTTGTATGGAATCTTTCCGATGAAACATTCTACATGACGGATACGATTGATTCGTCATCTTTGATTGCGACTGGTATTGTAACATTCTCCAATACAACCAATTCAACATCAACAACTACTGGTGCAGTAATTGTTAGTGGTGGTGTTGGAATTGCTAAAAATTTAAATGTTGGTGGCGATGCCAAAATAGTCGGAGTCGTAACATTTGGAACGGGTTCTGTAGTTGTTGATGGAACAAACGACGTAATAACCGTTGGGTCTGGAGTAACTGTAAGTTCTACGGATGGAATTACAACACCATCTATTAGAATTTTGGGACCATTAACAGCAGAGTCTTTAAATATAAGTGGTGTTTCAACTCTTGCCTCTGCTGGTGGAATTACGACTACAGGTGGAGATTTATATGTTGGTAGTGATTTATTTGTAAAAGATAATTTAAAAGTTAGCGGAACTTCAGAATTTATAGGTGTTGCTACTTTTAGAGGAGGAACAATTAATCTTGGTGATGCCACTAGTGATGATATTAATGTCGGTGGAGAATTTATATCTGATCTTAATCCAAATGATGATGATACATATGATCTTGGTATTGTTGGGAAGCGATGGAGAAATGCAAGATTTTCTGGTCTTGTAACAACAACAGATTTGTATGCTGCTGGAATATCAACATTTATTGGAGATGTTAATATTGATGGTGGAGTTGATGTTGATGGAGACCTAGAGATAGATGATCTCAATGTTTCTGGTCTCTCTACATTTGCTGGCGCTGCAGATTTTAATGGAGATATTGATGTTGATGGTCACACAGAATTAGACAATCTCAATGTTTCTGGCATTGCAACATTTGCACAAAGTGTTGAGATTACTGGCGACTTAACTGTCAATGGAACTCAAACTGTCTTAAACACAAACATACTTGAGGTTGAGGACATTAATATTGGTATTGCTTCTGCAACACCAAAATTAAGTGATGCTGCGTTAGATGGTGCGGGTATAACTATTCATGGTCTTACTGGAGATAAAACTCTTACCTGGGACAATTCAAACTCTCGTTTAGCATTTAACACTGACGTTTATGCTCCAAATTATTATGCGGGAACATTTGACGGTCCAAATGGAATTGCATATTTTGACAATAGTGGAAAATTAACCGGTGCAGCAAGCACACAGTCTGGTGTAACTACCACTAACTACATTTTGACCACAAATGCTAGCGGATTGCCGGTTTGGACGACAACCATTGATGGAGGAGAGTACTGATGGCAAAACCAAGCACAAGACAAGGACTTATTGATTATTGTTTAAGGAGACTTGGTGCTCCAGTATTAGAAATTAATGTATCTGATGAGCAAATTGATGATCTGGTTGACGATGCCATTCAATATTTTAATGAGCGTCATTTTGATGGTGTCGAAAAAATGTACTTAAAGTACAAAATAACAGACGATGATATTTCTAGAGGTAGGGCAAGTGGTACTAGTGGAGTTGGGATTGTAACAACAACAGGAACATCAACTATTGTTGGTGCGGCAACTACTTTCAGTTTTTATGAAAATTCCAATTATATACAAGTTCCAGATTCAGTAATTGGTATTGAAAAAATATTTAAGTTCGATACCAGTTCTATTTCTGGCGGAATGTTTAGCATTAAATATCAATTATTCTTAAATGATCTTTATTATTTTAACTCTGTTGAACTTTTACAATATGCCATGGTCAAATCATATCTTGAGGACATTGATTTCTTATTGACAACTGATAAACAAGTAAGATTTAATAAAAGACAAGACAGATTGTATCTGGATATTGATTGGTCATCTCAGGCAGCAGATGATTTTCTAGTTATAGAATGTTATAGAGCACTCGATCCAGCATCATTTACTCAAGTTTATAATGATAGTTTTGTTAAACAGTATCTCACCGCTCTTATAAAAAGACAATGGGGTCAAAATTTAATTAAATTCCAGGGTGTAAAACTTCCTGGAGGAACAGAATTAAATGGAAGACAACTTTATGAAGATGCAATTAGAGATCTTGAAGAAATAAAACAAAGAATGTCTTCTGAGTATGAATTACCACCTATGGACTTAATTGGATAATTATGGCATTAAATCCTTTCTTTCTTCAGGGTTCTAGTAACGAACAATTTCTCATTCAAGATTTAATCAATGAGCAATTGAAAATTTATGGAATTGAAGTATATTATCTTCCAAGAAAAATTTTTAAGACTGATGATATTATTAGAGAAATACAATCATCTAAATTTGATGATTTATTTTTGATTGAAGCATATCTGAATAACTATGATGGATATGCTCCTGGAAGTGATTTGATGACTAAATTTGGTCTGAAATTGCAAAACGAAATTAGTTTAACAATTTCCAGAGAAAGATATGAGGAATTTATTGCTCCATTTTTGGAAGGAATATCTTCAGGTATTAGAGAAGGTCGAATCACAGAATATGACTTTGCAGATTTGATTACAAGACCAAAGGAAGGAGATTTAATTTATTTTCCACTTGGAGAAAGACTCTTTGAAATCAAAAGGGTAGAATCAGAAAAACCATTTTACCAGTTAGGAAAAAATTATGTCTTTGAGTTAAATTGTGAACTTTATGAGTATGAAAATGAACTTATTGATACTGCTATTGAAGAGGTGGATAATACTGTAGAGGATGAGGGATACATTACAACTCTAAGACTTGTTGGAGCAGCAATTACGGCTACTGCAAGGGTTACTGGTATATCTACCTCATCACCATCTATTGGTAGCATAGTTTTGACAGAAGATGGTTATGGATACACAAGTACACCAACCGTTACAATTTCCTCACCAACTTCCGGTACTACTGCCACCGCTGTCGCAATAACAACATCTGTAGGTAATGTTCAGTCAGTTAAGGAAATAAGACTGACGAATGCAGGATCTGGATATACTTCTAATCCACCGCCAACAGTAACTATAAGTGGTGGTGGTGGATCTGGTGCTGCGGCGACAGCAATAGTAGTCTCTGGAGGAATACTATCATTCTCCATTACAAATGCTGGACGTGGATACTATGGAACTGTACCTACAGTCACTATAGCAGGTCCTTCCGTTGGACAGACAGCAACAGCAAAGGCAGTTATATCTGATGGAGCATTGGATTCCATACAGATTATCAATGCTGGATATGGATATACTGCAATTCCAACCGTCACAGTTTCTTCACCAGTAACAGGAATAGGAACATTCGTTTATAATGAAGAAATTGTTGGACAGTCTTCTGGAGTAACGGCAAGAATTAGAAACTTTAAACGCAGAACAGATATTAGTACTCTTTATCCTCCAGTAGAT